AGCCCATTTTATCAATCCCAGTCCACTTCGCAATATAAGGTTTAAAATTATGCCCGTTAACTACCAACAACCAGAGTTTATCTTATCTATACCAATTGTGAAGAAATGCCGCGATTCAGTAGCAGGGTCTCAAGCAATCAAGGGAGGCACGACCGATTATATGCCGATGATTAATCCTAGTGATAAATCGGTGGCTAATATGTCTAGGTATAAACAGTTAGTCGAGTTGGCGTTATATACCAACTTCACGGGCCGAACGGTCGAAGCTTTAAACGGCGCGCTGTGGCGTAAACCTGCTACGATTGAGCTACCTACTTCACTGGAATACATGCGCGATAACTGTGATGGTGGCGGATTGTCATTAGAGCAGTTTGCCAAGGATATTACATTCGACATTCAGCAGTCAGGGCGTTTTGGTATTCTGATTGAGTATGTTAACGGATTGGCTCAGTTCAATCCATATATCCATGAGTCAATTATTAACGTGCGTAAAAAAGGCGGCAAATACGTTCTGATCGTACTGAAACAAGAATACTCTGATAGCGATGACGGTTTTGAAGCTGTTATGAAAGAAGAGTTTCTCGTCCTAGCATTGGTTGACGATGTTTATACCCAGTCGATTTACCGAGAAGGTGAGATATTTGGCAAGGTGATTACGCCATTGGATTACAACGGCCAACCATATGGAGATATCCAATTCGTATTCGCTGGCTCTAAAAACAACGATGAAACTATCGATATTCCGCCTATTTACTCACTGGCAGAGGTTAACATTGCACACTATCGAAACAGTGGCAGTGTAGAGCGTTCTGGTTGGATTATGGGAGAGCCTATGTTAGTTATCTCTCCTGGTGATAATTTACAGGCCGACCACTTCAAGAATGACCCGATTGTTTTCGGTGCTGCTAGTGGTGTAAACGTTGGTACTAACGGCAATGCGATGATATTACAAGCCAATCCGAACACATTGGCCCAGTCATTGCAAAAAGAGAAAGTCGAGCAGATGCTATTAATTGGTGCTAGACTGGCTGAAACCACATCAACTAATGAGACCGCCACAGGTGCAGAAATTCGACACGGTGCAGAAACTAGCGTACTGTCTACCATTGCTGGTAACGTTTCAGCAGCGTTTGAAATGGCTTTCGAAATGGCAGAAAGCACAATGAGCGAATCTGTTAGTGGTGATGTTAAATTCGCAATTGGTACAGAGTTCTTTAGTCAATCACCAGATGCACAATTGTTAACCGTGTTGCTACAAATTGCAGACCGTGGTAAGTATATGCCTCAAGATGATTTCATTGCGTTGTTGAAGCGTTACGGGTTGCTTGATAGTGAGCGAAACCTTGAAGAATTAAAGAATGATTTAACCCTTGAGTCACCAATTCTATAGGGTCATAAAAACATTTAATTAGACGAATGAATAGGCTTAGTGTTATTATTGCACTGAGCTTTTTTAATATAAGGAGTAACAAAATGAAAGCACACGAACTAAAAAAAGACGAGCGTTTCTGCATTGTAGTCGATTGCATGGCAGACGGTACACCAATAAAACATTACGGGTTATTTATCGGCTGTGACGGGGCTTATGGTAAGGTTCAGTGGGATATTTTCCGGGAATATTCGCAAGATAACCCGTTCGATTATATCGGTTGTAGTACGGAAGTTGAGGCTATATTATGACGTGCCAAGACATGAAAGAACTCAATACGCTTAGGCTTGAGGTTGCTGAGTTGAAGGCGTATTGTGGAAGCCAGTCAAAAGATATCAAATCCGCTTTGGATATTATCCAGTATAGGGGCATTCATGATTTGTTGAAAGATGCGTATGAGCAAACACCAAAACAATCACTAGCAAAGCACGATCAAGCAGTACTAAAAACCATGCTAGAAACAGTGACTAAAATCAAACAGGTGACAACTCATGGGAGTGAATATACAACAACGTGGGTCGTTAGATTGGATGCCATGCGCGAATATATGGACGGGTTAAATGACAACTAACCAACAAATAGAAGACATGACAATCCGCCACGCTGTTTATCTGCAACGATTAGCAGGCGGATACACTAAGAAAATGATTCCGTACTTTGAGGAGTTGGAATCTAATCTAATGAGATTGGTTGATAGTGACTCGTACACCGCTAAAAGCAGACAAATAATGCTTGCTCAAGTACGTCAATTGCATACCGCAGCGACTGCCAGTTTTTCTAAAGAGTTAATCAATGGCGTAAACGATTTGGCTATATATGAGTCAGGATTTACGGCTGGAGTTATTACAGCGTCATCGACTGCTATTGCCGCCGTTCCCGCTGCTGAGTCTGTTCTATTAGCTGTGAACCGTGCACGACTTGATGCACCAATGAATAATTTAACCATTCATCAGGCACTGGCTAAATTCGGCAATAATAAGGCCGTACAAGCGAGTAATGTTATTAGTGATGCGATATTGCGGAATCTTACCAAAGACGAAGCCAAGAGCGCTCTAGTTTCGTTGTTGAACGTTACAAAGGTGCAAGCCGAAGCGTTGGTGCGTTCTAGTGTTAATTTAACGGCTAATACAGCAAGGCAAGCAACTTACCTTGAGAATGCTGATGTTATAGAACATACTAAGTATGTAGCAAAGTTAGACAGTCGCACAACTGAGATATGCCAAGAGTATAATGGCAAGTTGTTTGAAGTTGGGAAGAATCCTGCATCGACCCTACACTGGCAGTGCCGTTCTCAAGCGGTGGCGGTTGTTAGTCGTGAATATATTAAATAAATAGGATGGTATAATGTCAGAATACAGCGAATGGATGCAACGACAACCAGAAGAGTTTCAGAAGCACATATTATCAACCGATGAATACGAAAAATTAAAGCAAACAGGTGAAGCGCCTGAATCGTTTCAGGATGCTAATTATGTTGGTATTTCGTTGGATGAATTAAAGGAGTTGGATGATGATTAATACAATCGGGCCAGGTTCTGGCGACTAAATAATAACCCTTTAACTAGGGTTTTTTTATGCCTGTCAAAAAATAACTTGCAATACGCTTAAATTTAGTATAATAGACGAAAGGTCATTAATAGGATTAATGGCTATATCAATTCTACTGGGAGTAGATGGCATGGCATTACAGTTTGAAGTACCAAGTTTAGAAGGTTTAGAAGAAAGCATTGCGGCGTTATATGTAGCTCATGGCGACGTGTTTCGATTATCGGTTGATGGTTTAGACGATGGGGCAGAACTTAAAGAGGCATTGCGTAAAGAGCGCGAGTTATCTAAAGATTCTAAGGCACGTTCTAAAGCACTAGAAGACGCTAACCGTGTAGCAGAAGAAGCCAGAGCGACTGAAAAAGGTGAATATAAAACCCTTTGGGAACGCGAGCAAGAAGAAAAACGCGGGTTTCAGGCTCAGCTAGAAGCATTAAAACAAACAGTTTCAGAAAAAGACAGAGGCATTTTACAAGCTGAGTTAATCGCCGAGTTTACAAACGACCCGGCTCGAGTTACAGCTTGGAAAGGTATCCTGCAAGAATTTATTAAAACCGATGAAAACGGCAATGCGAATCTAAGCCAAGGTGGTGTAGATATTAACAGAGCTGATTTAGTCGGAAAACTTAAGACTATGTATGCGTTTTTGGTAGATGGTTCAAAGGCCGAGGGAGGGATTTCTCAAGGTAACAAAGGGCAAGGCGCTCAAGCATCAAACCCGTTTAAGAAAGGTGAAACATTCAACTTAACTAAACAGGCTGAATTACTCAGGGATAATCCCGAACTTGCGAAAAGCTTAAAAGCCCAAGCATAAACTAACTAAAAAAGGAGAGGCTAATGGCTTCTACATTAATTGCGGACGTAATCGTTCCTGAAGTTTTTAACCCGTATGTACAAGAGAAGACTGCCGATTTGGCACGTTTCTATATGGGCGGTATCGTTTCAACATCTGACGAGTTAAACGCCCTAGCGACTGCTGGCGGTAAATTGATTAACATGCCATTTTGGCAAGATTTGTCAGGCGCTGATGAAGTGCTTTCAGATTCGGGCGCTCTAACTCCGGCTAAAATCACAGCTGGTCAAGACGTTGCAGCATTGCTAATGCGTGGTAAATCTTGGCAGGTAAACGATTTAGCTAAGGCGTTGTCTGGTTCTGATCCAATGGCGGCTATCGGTAACTTAGTTGCTGACTATTGGGCGCGTAAGTATCGTGACGTTGCAATTAGCCAGTTAGCGGGTGTATTCGCGGATAACGTGGCTGCTGATGCTTCTGACATGGTTGCTAATATCACCGGGGCGACTAACGCTGATGTAACTGCGGCTACCAAGTTCAGCGCTACAGCGTTTATTGACGGTCAAGCTACTTTCGGTGACACTATTGACAGTGTTGCTGGTATCGCAATGCACCCGACTGTTTACTATAATATGTTAGCTTTAGACCCTACCTCTTTTGAGCGTGAGTCAGAAGGCGAGTTCATGGTAGAAACTTACCGCGGGTTGCGTTTAGTTGTTGATCGCTCAATGCCTTTCACCCCAGCAGGTGGCGCGTTATCTACTGATACAGCACCAATATACACTACTTACCTTTTTGGTAACGGTGCGCTAGGTCTAGGTCAGGGACAAGCACCCGTTCCTTCTGAAACAGATCGTGATTCTCTTGCCGGTTCTGACATTCTTGTGACTCGTTCGCATTTTATCATGCATCCGCGTGGTGTTGCGTTCCTTAATGCTTCGGTTGCGGGTTCTTCTCCGACCAACGCAGAGTTCGCACTAGCTGCTAACCATAACCGTGTTTATGAGCGTGAAAACGTACGTATTGCGGCTATTGTTACAAACGGCTAGAGTTAATTTTCTGAGCGCCCTTTACTGAGGGGCGTTTTGTAAGCTAACTTAAACAAGGGTTTTATTATGAGTGCAGCAAGTTTTAGAATGATGCGAGAGCAAGAAGAAAAGAACGCTAAAGCTGTGCAAGTTGTTAAAGAAACGCCTGCACCAGCTGTAAAGCCTAAGCCAGCACGCAGCAAGAGAGCTAAGTAATGGCTATGAAGCTAAGCGGTCAGCCGGGCAAGGTATTACTATCATCAGCTAAGTTGTTAGATAGATATATTCTTAGCCAAGGCGGCTCTGACTTGATTAGAATAGAAAATCGTGATGCTGGCAATTCGATTAAAGTAGCGATGTCGTTCAGCTTTGTAGAGGTAGACTTATAATGGCATACGCAACAGAAGCCGAATTAACATCATATACAGCGGCCCGTGGTATTACGATCACAGGCGTTGCGGTACAGCTATTAACAAAGGCGCACGACTATGTGGAATCGCTTACGTATAAAGGCACTCGCACATCGTCTACTCAATTGGATTCGTTCCCTCGATATGGTGTATACGTTGATAACATTCTTGTTGATAGTGGCTCTGTACCAGTTGACATTATTAATGCAGAAATTCTAACAGCTATTGCTATAGACGGCGGTAATGATCCGCTTGCTAACCTGGACCGTGAAACAATAATGGAAAAGCTGGACGTTATGGAAGTAGAGTATGCAAAAAGTGCGCGTGAGTCTATTAAACTTACCGCAGTGGATGCTATTCTGTCAAAGTATACGCTTGGCACATCTGGTCAATTTGAAGTCGTGAGAGGCTGATTATGAGCATTTATGATTCATCTAAAAAACTAGCCGGTAAGTTAATTACCAAGTTTGCGAATCCAAATACTTTGGAGTTTTCTAGTCAAGTATTGGTTAGCGATGGCATGGGTGGTAGTGTATTGACATGGGCGGATAAATTCTCATGTGAGGGCGCTGTAATACCGTTGTCGTCCGGTGAATTGTTGCGCTCTATGCAATTAAAAGATGAATCAACACATAAAGCTTATATTCAGCACACAAGCGGTACACCTTTAGTCACTGATAAGCTTACTTTTGGCGGGGTCGTGTATAATGTAACGGGTTCATTGAATGTAGCTTCTGCTGATGCTGTTTGGACCGTATTTCTTAAGTCTGGCGTTATTGTATGAGTGTTGTTGTTACTGGTGTTGAAAAGACGATAGCGGCTTTATATTTAAGAGTCGGTAAAGTTGAAACAGCGGTTGATAGAAATATTAAAAACGGGGCGTTTGCCGTTGAAGCCGAAGCGATTGAGTCGATACAAGGCGGCATGAAAACAGGCGCGATATATCCAAGCGGTAAGACTGAAACCCATCAAGCGTCTGCCCCGGGTGAAGCCCCAGCAACGGACACAGGCCACTTAGTAGCAAGCATCATGGCAGTAAAAAACATAAGCGGTGACGGCTCGTGGCTAGTTGGCTCAGGCCTCAATTATGCTAAATACTTAGAGTTCGGCACTACTCAAGAAGGTGGACGCTTAGCGCCCCGTCCGTGGTTAATGCCAGCACTTGAAAAGAATAGAAATTGGATATATAAAAACATCGCTAGAGCGGTTAGGGAGCAATTGAAATGAGTCCAACCGTAGAGCTACAAAAAGCAATATATTTGGCGGTCAGCGCAGTAGGTTACACGACTTATGACAACGTGCCAACCGATGCCGTTTATCCTTATGTAGTTATCGGTGATGACACTTTAGTCGATGACAGCGCAGACGATACGCAAGGGTTAAACGCTACTATAACGATACATTCATTCAGCTCTTATCGCGGTAAAGCTGAGATTAAAAAGATTCAAGACGACATTTACACAGCGCTAGATAGAGTTGCTCTACCAATTACTGGTTATGTAGTTTTGGATTGTTTGCAGGAATTTGCACAAACATTTTTAGACCAAGACGGAATCACTAGACATGGTGTTCAGAGATTCCGAGTTAATTTTTATAAATAAGAAAAGGTAGAATATTATGGCTGGATTTATGGGTAGAGGCGCAATATTATCAATCGCTGGTACTGTCGTCGCGGGTGTTAAAACAAAGGGGTTGACAATCGGTAACTCGGTTATTGACGTTACAAGCGATGATGATTTGGGTGTTCGCACATCATTGACAGAAGCAGGAGAGACATCAGTAGACATTACTCTAAGTGGGCTTTCTAAGGATTTAGACTTGCTTAAATTAGCTGCTTCTGGAGCTTTGGACGTTGCTGTCATTCTTACTTACCCAATCGGTGCAGATGGCGCGGCAACTTCTGGAGCGACTATAACAGGTCAGTTCTCTTTAAGCTCTATCAATCAAGGCATGGAATATAACGGCGCTACCTCTTTCGATGTAACGTTAAATTCTAACGGCGCAATCGTCTTTGCTGATGGGGTTTAATAGATGGCTGCAATATTCAGCGAGATTGAGATTGAGTTAAAAGGGGTTGCTTATACTGTTACCCCGACTATGCGCTTAATCAATAGAATCGAACAAGACGTATCGCTTGCTAAGTTAGCTTATCGTGTAGCTAGTGGCGATGCGCCATTCTCACACGTTGCTATGGTACTTGGTCATATTTTACGCGCAGATGGTTGCCGTGAAACTGACGAGGATATCTTAGAGGCATTGTTAAGTGAAGACGGTGGCCAAGCGTTACGTGGCTCAGTTGATGCAGTGTTGACGGCTTGTTTTCCACGTACTGATTCTGGCGAAGATTTAAAAAAAAGTCAAAGCAAGAAATAGTTGATGATTACCAGTGGGCAGAGCTGTATAAAGTAGCTATCTGTCACTGGGCCATACAGCCTACAGAATTCTGGAATATGACCCCTCAGGAATGGTGGCATATCTATGAGACCAAAAATGGCGTTAAGACTCAGCGTTATGCAGGACTTAGCCACGATGAAGCCGCAGAGTTATTCGACATGATGACTGAACTAGAGGAATTAGAATAATGACAGGTCAAGTTGGTGAAGTTAATGTAAAGATTGGTGCTGATACTAAAGACTTAAAAGAAGGTGTTGACACATCAAAAAATAAGCTTAAAGAGCTTGGCGATACTGCAGACAAAACCAGTAAAACAACTAATAGCGCGTTTGGCTCGATGGGTAAATCTGCCTTACAGTTTGCGGCTGCTTATGTGTCAATTGGCGCTGCTGTTAAAGCCGTTAAAATGGCAGATGAATTCAACCTATTAGAAACTCGCGTACGTACAGCAACTAAAGCCACTAGTGATTTTAGTGCGGTATTTAAAGAGTTAACTGCAAACGCTATTGCATCAGGCTCAAGTCTTGACGGCACTGTTTCAGCATTTCAAACAATATCAGCAAGTGCTAAAGACTTGGGTAAAAGCAATAAAGATGCCATTGCGTTCGTTGATACTTTCCAGAAGCTTGGTTCTATCGGTGGTTCATCTACCGAAGCCCTTAACAACTCATTACGCCAAATGTCGCAATCAATGGCAGGCGGTATCGTTCGTGCAGAAGAATTCAACTCTATTATTGAGAACACTCCCGAAGTCGCTAGAGCAATAGCTGACGGCCTTAATATGTCGGTCGGAGAGCTTCGCATGGCTGTGCTTGAAGGCAACCTACTTGCTAACGATGTGTTTGATTCATTATTAAGTAAGACTGGCGATGTTAACGCGCAGTTTGGTGAAATGCCTGTAACGCTTGGCAGGGCTAGTGAGTCTGCTTCTACTTCTATTGGTTTGATGTTGAGTCAGCTTGATAAAACAGCCGGAGTCACTGGATTCATTGCCGATGCCCTTGAGTCAATATCAAACAAGGCTACAGAATACACCTCAAGAATGTCAGACAGTGCTATTACTGATAAGGCGTGGGAGTTAGTCGATGCACAAACAGAATTAAACCGCTTAACTAAAACCACAATGGAAGGCAACGAGCGCATTGTCGAGGTTCAGCAGCGCAAGGTTGATTTAATCCAAGATGAGTTGCGCGGGGCTGCTGTATTCGAGCGCATGAACTCCAATATGGCAAGGATTGCAGCTGAAAATGCCGCTAAACAAAAAGCTGGCGAAGACGCAATTATTGCCGCCAAGACTGAGGCGCTAGAACTTGAAGACTGGTTAGCGGATAGACAGTTAGACCGTATTGATAACCAGTTTAAAGAAATTGACGGCATTAACAGAAAATATGATGCTGAGGTGAGGTCTGCTAACCTAGAGGTAGAGCGCGCTAAAAAGGCAGAAGAATCCCAAGCGAAACGCATGGAAGCTATCCAGGCAGAGCAAGAATTTAAAAAGCAAGCCATGATTTTTGAAGCAGAAGGCACGGGCGAAGACCAGCTTGACAAAGAGATGCAAGCCAGCGCTAATAAGCTTGAGCGATTACAAGAGAACTACTTAACAGAGCAAGAATTATTAAGAATAGACCTTGAAGAAAAGCAATTTATTATTGACGAAGCCCTTTTGAATGAGCAGATTAGCACCGAAGAACATGAAGCGTTAATGACTGGCATCAATAAGGAAGGCATGGACGCCAGGCTTAAACTTAAAGAATTAGAGCGCAAGCAATCACTAGCAACCACAACTAATATGCTTGGCGCGTTAACTAGCCTTATGAACTCAGGCAGTAAAGAGCTGTTTGAGATCGGTAAAGTTGCTGCAATGGCTAACGCTGGCATTAAAGGTGCAAGCGCAGTCATGAGTGCGTGGGAAGCCGGTATGTCAACGGGTGGACCATGGGCCCCGGCTGTCGCCGCTGCTTATGCCGGGACTGCTGCTATAACTGCAGCTTCAAATATATCAAATATTTCATCCCAGTCATACGGAGGCGGTGCAACTGCAGGTGGCGCGGCTTCATTCAGCAGCGGAACTCCGGTTGTGAATACACAACAACAAGCAGCACCAGAGCAAGCCGCTAGACCGGACATAAACATTAGCGCCACTGGCGATACTTTCAGTCGCTCTACAGTTCTTGGTATAATAGACGGTATTAACGAAGCATATGGCGATGGCGCAAGGATAAAGGTAACTTAAATGGCAGTTGTAATTTCATCAAGTTTAGTCGTATCTGACACCGCGCCATTGGTGCAACCTTTAAATAATGCCCGTATTGGATATGATAAAGCTGTTTGGCAGACGTTAACCGCTTCGGATTCAGCTGCGGGATTTCCTGCGTCTGCTATTGACAATGAATTGACTTATAGTTCATGGAAGCCGTTTAGTTTACCAGCTACACTAACTGGCGTTATTGCCGTTGCTAAAGATATTGATTATGTCGGCATTGCGGCTCATACTCTCGGTGCAGATAACGCGACCATTAAAATCGAATACTGGGATGGGGCTGCGTGGGTTCTGCTGAAAGACATGATTCCGCCTGATAACAGCCCTATAATGATTCTATTCGGATTAATCACCACCACACAAATCAGAATCACGCTATCCGGGGCAATTATCCCACGAATTGGCGTTCTATACGTTGGTAAGGTGCTGGATATGCAGCGTGGTATCTATGCGGGTCATACGCCTATCACTCTAAGCCGTAAATCTGTTATGCGACCTAATGCATCAGAACGCGGTCAGTGGCTAGGCCGGTCTATTGTACGCGCTGGAAGTTCAGGTAGTTTCGATTGGCAGAATCTAAAAGCCGAATGGTATCGTACTTATTTCGACCCGTTTGTTGAGCACGCTAGAATCAAGCCGTTTTTCATTGCATGGCGACCAGAGAATTTTCCTAAAGAAATTGCGTACTGCTGGACAAGCAAGGATATTGCACCAAGTAACAGCGGGCGTAAAGATTTCATGAGCGTTTCATTTAGTGCGGAGGGTTTAGCAGTTGAATGAGTTCACAGTTGGCCGCGAGCCTATACAGTTAGTTGAAATTTACCAACCTTCGTGTTCGTTAACGTACGGAGTTGGTGCGTGCACTGCTGTACTTGGCGTGACTAATAACCATAAGTGTTTCAACACATCAAAAACGTGCCAAGATAAACCAAATTATACGCCTGATAACTCGATTGTATGGCGATTCACAAAGCCTATGGCACACCGTCCTTTGGATATATTTGAAGACGTTAACGGTACATTAAAATCTACACCAATACCAAGTCTTTTAAGCGTATCAACTAATCCAACTAAAATCAATGTTGGTGGTGGTAATACTTCGCAATCACCATTTGGGACACGGGCAAGCGTGAATATTAGCCTAACAGACCACCAATATGATGATTCAATTGGTGACTTGTACCTATCTGAGCGCACGTATAAGGCATTTAATCAAGGCACATTTTGGGGCAAGTGGTTAGCGCGTAATCCGTATTATGACGGTTATAAATGCATTGTTTATGATGGGTATATCGGTCAGACATTGGCGGAAATGGTTAAGCGTACTTATTTAATCACTGCTATTGATTTTAACGGTTCTCTCGGGACGGTTCGTATTGTTGCTAAAGACCCGCTAGATTTAGCCGATGATGATAAAGCACAAGCACCTTTAGCCGCTGAGTTGTCACTAAAAACTGCTATTGATGCGGTGCAAACAACGGGTATTAGCTTACTGGGTGATGTGCTAGAGGTTTCTAAGCAATTAGGCAATACAGGCACAACACGCTATATTCGCATGAGTGACGAGATTCTAAGCTATACGGGATATACAGAGTCGCCAGTAGGTGATATGTTACTGTCAGGGGTGGTTCGTGGCGTTTTAAACACCATTGCAGATGAGCAGGATATTGAAGAATCAGCACAACGCTGTATTAGATACAACTCGATGCCAGTTTATGATATTGCATACGATTTATTAATTAACCACACTGACGTACCAAGCGCGTATATTCCTTATGCGAAATGGGAGGCAGAGGGAAGCGTTTATTTAACCCCATTTACATTGTCGGCAACTATTACCGAACCAATGGGCGTGAATGAATTGCTTGGGGAATTGACAGAGCAGTGCCTGTTTTATATTTGGTGGGATGAACGCACAGAAGAAATTTTACTTGAAGCTATCCGTCCTACTACTGTGCCGGTCGTCGCACTGGATGATACTTATAACATTTTAGCGGGTAGTTTTTCAGTTAAAGTTGAGCCGAAAGAGCGGATCAGTCGATGTGTTGTATACCACGGTATGAAAGACCCTACAGAGAAAATTGACGAAGTAGGTAATTACGGACTTGTAAGAGTTCACGTTAATACCGATGCCGAGGGTATAATACAGTATAATAACATTGTCACACGAACAATTCACTCTCGTTGGTTATCGACTAAAGCACAGGCCACACAACTAGCGGTTAGACTGGTTGCACGTTATGGCGCTACACCGCGAAAATTGAAGCTTAAAATGGATGCTAAGGACCGAAACACTTGGTTATCGCACATTGCAAGCATAGAACACGCATCAATGCAAGACGAACAAGGTGAAAACTTAGTCGAACGCTGGCAGGTGATTAGTGCAAGCGAAGTCGTACATGGCGAAACAGTCGAGTATGAGTTTCAAAGTTATGAATTCGGTGCTTCTCAAAGATTCGCCTATATTATGGCAAACAATGCACCTGATTTTAGTACGGATTATTATGCGTCAATTGGCGTTGGAATGTGGTATGCAGACGCAAGCGGTGAAATGCCAAATGGTTCAGACGGGTTTTTATTACAATAATTTAAAGGTTTAATTATGGCAGATTGGACAAATGTACCAGACAGTAACTTGCTTCCCGGTAAGCCGGCGAAGAGTGCTGATTTTATCGCGATAAAGGATAATGTTACAGCTTTGGCTGAGGGGGCTGTTGGTGCGCCTAGGATACAAACAGCGGCTTTCACAGTGGGTAGTTTAGGTACGACAGCGCTGCAAACAGACGCAACCGCCGTTGCATGGGTAGGGTCGAGAAGCTCATCTTTAGCGCTTTATAGTATCGGAAGCTATATATTTGCAGTTACAGAGCTTTTACCTACAATTATACCAGGGGCAACTGTAGCTGGCAGCTCTATTAGGCCCTCCAACTCAGCTACTAGCTCTGTGAAGGACTATCCAAGCGGCGCGATTACTTTAGGCGGATATGGCACAGGAATAATCGGAACTTGGAGGTGCATGGGTTATTCACCCCATTTTGGTTCTTCTTCTACTCATGAATCAACATACGCAACCTTATGGCTAAGGATTTCATAAATGAACTACAAAAACGCAAAACAAAACGAAAACGGAAGTATAGATTGCGATATTGAGCATCCAATGCATGGCTGGATTCCAACTACTTTAGATATTAACGATGCAGAAACAGCGGAATTATTCGGCTTAGTTAATGCAAGCGGAACAGTAGCAGAATACATCGCGCCACCACTTCCAACTCAAGCAGAACTAACCGAAGCATTCAAAGCAACAGCACTAAAAGCAGTACAAGCGCATTTAGACGATACAGCTAAATCGAAGGGTTATGATGATATTATATCAGCCTGTAGTTATGCCGGCGCGGTTAATCCGTTCCAAGCTGAGTCAGTTAAATTCATCGAATGGCGTGGGGCTGTGTGGCAACATTGTTATAATTTGCTAGATACTGATACCACTGGTTTAACTATCATAGAATTAATAAACGGGCTTCCGTTATTTGTAGGGGTTTAAAATGGCATTACCGATTTTTCAAAGAACCGTTGTTAATGACAGGGGCGATATTTTACCTGGCGCATCGGTAGAGGTGCGTTCTGAGGCGACTGGTTTATTAGTTGCCGTTTACAGCGATCGCGCGGGTACTGTTTCGCTTGGTAATCCGTTTACAATCGGGTCGAATGCATTGGCTACGTTTTACGCTAACCCTGATGAATATAAAATCACGGCGTTAAAAGGCGGTGAGTCGGTTGTTTGGCGTTATGTTGTTGTGCTAGATTCGGTTGATGTTGCTACTATCGGCGCTAACTTTGCAGATGTGACTACTGTTGCTACTGATATTGCGAGCGTCAATACTACGGCTGTTAATATTTCCAGCGTAAACACCACGGCTACTAATATTGTTGATGTTGTTAGTATTGCTGATAATATGGCAGAAGTATTGCAAGCTGATACTAATGCTGGCATTGCTACGACTCAAGCTGGGATTTCTACAGCACAAGCGGTTATATCTACTGACCAAGCTGTGATATCAACGGCACAGGCTGTCATTTCAACTGATAAAGCTGATGAAGCTGCGGTTAGTGCTGCGAGTGTTGACCCTACTAATATCCTGCACACCATTGGTTCTGGACTGGCTAATGAAGCCTACACAAAAGCCGAAATAGACGCCAGCTTCTCCCCTGTCAGTCAAGAGGTTTATGACATAGGCATTGCGGGCACATATGGATTTGGCGTTGGGGCTCTACGGAATGCAGATATT